TAGAGCAAGATTTTCTTGATGTCTTTGTTCAGATTTCTTTTTGTCTTCTTCAGAAGGCCCTTTAGGTCCACCACCACACATGACTAATCTCTGTAGTTACTTAATAATACCTTGATATTAGTCTTAGACTATTCCAAGTGTACTGATATTGCCTGTTGGTTTGTACTTCATAGTACTAAAACCTTTTCTTCCTGCACCTGAGTAAGCAGTTCTTTCATCTCGTTTAATTAATTTATCTGCTGCTGTTGTACTCTTGTTACCTGTTTCTAAATTAATAATTGTATTACCACCACCACCTGCCCCACCCATTGTTTGAGCAGGAGGTACGAACTTAGTAGGTGAAGGCCCACCTGATAAATTTGTTACATACCCTCCACCCCAGTTGATCTCTTCCATCTGACCTTCTGCTAAACCAAGGTTGCTGTCAGTTGTTGAATGATCTATACCACTAGGTACGAAGTTAAGGTTGCCATCACCTGTCGTGTCCGACATCCATTTATTTTTTACATCAAAGTTGCCAGCTTCAATAGCTAATTTTCCAGCAGGAGTTTCAGCCCAGGTTGCAAGGTCTAACTTATCAGCACCACCTGAAGTAAATTGTGTAGCGTCTACATTCTGAACACCAGTTGGAATAGTAAAAGGATTAGCACCACCACCACCTTGAAAAGCTCCATCTTTTTGGTAGTTAGCCATCAAATAGTCTTGGCCTACTGTTGAAAGACCATCACCAGTATCAAAACCTATTGGTACAATTCTATATCCACCAGGAGCAGAGTCGTCTGGTACATAGTTCCATTGAAAAGGATTAGCTGTGACACCTGTCGCTATTCTATTTCCATCATCATCCAGTTTAAATTCACCATCATCATCTAACTCGTATTGAGTAGCGGTTTTACTACCACCACCAAGACCCATACCATCAGCTATTGCTTTTGAATGTAAGTTTAAATATCTTTCTTCTGTTATCAAATCACCGTCACCATCAACACCCATGCTTATTTCTAATGGGTTGCCGTAACCTATTGATCCAAACTTCTTGTAGTTCTGGTGGCCTGTGTTAGCTGAGATGTCAGAAGTTACTTGATCTGTTGCCAGCTTGTAAGCATCTTCAAAACTTTTACCTTGTGCTAAGTGGCTTTGTATATCTTGTGTCGTTTGATAACCCCACCACTCACTACCTTCTTGCCCGACAGTATTACCTTGCAACATTCCATAAGAATAATTCTGGTGATCTAAATAGTTCTCAAGGTTAGATGTTTTTAATTTACTAGCCCAGTCTTTAGACCTAACACCTAGTGCAACATCAGTGTCTTGATGTTGAAACCAGTCAGGTACACCTGCTACTCCTTTAGCTTCTGAAGATCTAGCTACGTTTCTTCTTACTGCTGTATCAGCTATCTTTGCTGCTTGTTCTGGTGTGCTGCCAGCAGCGATAGCATCAGCTTGTGCCTTGTCATATTCACTAGACCAGTAAGCCAACCCATCAGCACCAAAGTCTCTATCTAAAAGACTCTGACCTATTTCTTGTATTGCTGCTGACGTTGCCATCGTTATTCGATGTTGTTCTGCTCATTATATACAGATCGCAACATCCTTACCAATTCCACCTGACCACCGTACCTCCATATCTCACGGTCATGTGAGTCTATTGATGGACATTTATCAGGGTAGATCTCTTCTAGTTTTCTGATTAATGCTTCAGGAATTTCAGGCCAAAGTTCTTCATCAATCATGTGGTGGGCGGCTCCCAGAGGGATACTTTATTTGTGACCTTATTATATTCTCCGTGTCTTAAGATTCTAGTAAGTCGTGCTGATTGTAGTGCTGAAGTGTACGACAATTTCTTCTTCTCGTATGCAGTAACTACCTTGTCCCACATATCAGAAAGGGTATCGGAATCTCCCAAAATTTTTTCAGCAGTTTTTGGGCCTACACCAGGAAGACCTTGAATGTTATCTATCCTGTCACCTGTTAATACAGAGATCATCCAGTTTCTATCTGCCCTCTTTTCAGAAATGGTTTCAAGATCTCCATTTCTCAGAAGAATGCAGGGTATGGTCTTCATATCTTTATCACCTGAAACTATGACGCAAGTAGGGTGTGTCTCTGCTGTTGCTATCAACGACATCACATCATCAGCTTCAAGGTGTGGGTACACGGCAAAGTCGTAGTACCTTTTCATTGCGTCAATAACATTCTTTAATCCCAAGGGTTTACGCTTGCCTATTCGATTAGCTTTGTACTCTTGATAAACTTCTTGCTGTCTAAAGGTAGGGTTGTCAGTAAAACACATAGTCAGCTTGCCCCTGTCACCAGTAATGGACTGGTATTCTTCTATCTTTGCAGCTACATAATCTAAGGCAGCACGTTCATCTGATAAAAGCACATGCTGGTACTCATTAAATTTGCAATCAAATTCTGA